TCCTAAAAATTAGTTCGACGTCCACCCGTGCAACCTCGATGAATCTCCCGATCCAGACGCACGTCTCAAATGTCGAAGCTCCTACCGCCATGCCGTAGCTGGCGATCATCTCGCAGGCGCATCGAGTATATTCCCGACCGATAAGAATCTGGCGGATCTCGGCATTCGGTAAGTGACCGTGGTCAACAATCCTTTGTTGGTCGTACTGCACGAACGCGCTGTGCGTCGTTCCTGGGTCGAGTGATAATATCATTTTTTAATGCCCTTGTTTTTATTTTATCGGCTGGGAGTGCTAAGACGTCGCAGATGCCTTGGAACGCTTTTGACTTTATGAAGTGGATCGCCGACTCTCGGTCAAGTTCTTGCGCCTCGTTCAGTTGTTTGGTCATGTACACCTTCTCGCTTTGCAGGTCGGCAACGGCCTGTTGTATCATTCCGCACAAGAGGCTGCGGGTGAACTCGCATTCTGCGTCATGTAACTCCTCAGCGGTCACTATTTTCGCTCCCTGCGGATTTGGCGATTCATCCACCACTTGCGGGTCTGTTCCATCTCGCAGGTGGCTTTTATGTTGCCGATCAAATAACCGGCGATAAATGCACAGGTTGTGCAGGTGGCGAATAGTGCCAAGAATGTTAGTGGTTCCATATATTTAGTTTTTTAGTTTCTATCGTCAGCGTCTTTGCTTTCGATGTGCAAACCTTCTTTCATCTCCGCAAAGATGAAAAGAAAAAAATTCGCGAAGTGCAAAAATAATTATAGGGAAAAAGCTTTACAAGTGCGCTCAAACAATGCCCACACGCCTCTGCGGGCTTTTTTATTTTACAATCGGTCGAAAGAAATTTACCTCGCGAAGTCCTTGCTTCGTCATTATCCTAGCTTTTTTTGATTCAATCTGATTCCTGCTAATCGCAATTTCTAGGCGGGAATTTGTTGCTGCGATGGTTGACTTGGTCTCGCTGGCAATAGCGCGGGCGGTCTTCCATCCCTGTTTTTCAAGATCGGTCTCGCTCTCACGTTTTGAGACTTTGTAAAAAGCCTCCCACGCTTCATTTACAGCGGCAACAGCCACGGATGATTCATTTTTCTTTCGCATAAATTGACTGTGATCGAGTTGTCCTTGTAATAGCCGTACGCGAAGCCCTGCGACCAAGCAAATGTTGCGCGGCGTGTGCTCGCGTATTCCATATCGAAACGCGCCAGCATTCCAACGCAGTAGCCACTCGCGCCGTCGAGCGTGCGTGCGCGTTCCCATCCGACTCGATGTAGGTGAGCCATCACGCATTGGCCGTATGTCTCTGCGTGATCGCGGATAGCTTGCACGTTGTACATATACCCGTGAAGGAACTTGGTTCCACCTAGTTCGTAATATGAGCGAATGTGGTATGGATACAGCTGCGCTTTGAGTTCCTTCGCGGTCTTCTCAATAGCTTGGATCGTGAGCGTTGCGGCGTGAGCCGCAAGCGCGTTCGGAGACGACGCGAGTTTATAAAGCCTAGCTTCGTGGTTTCCGTAGAGAATGTGTTGCGGTCTGAGTTCGTGCAGAAAATCAATACCGGCAGAAAGGTCGTCCGAGATGCTCGCGGCGCGGTCGCTTGAGTTCGGGTCTGAGATAGCACCGGAGCGAAACGCGGCAAGGTCTAGGAAGTCGCCAAGCATGATGGTCGTGTCTGGTTTCCAGCGTTCCTTGAACATGAGAACGCCATTTCGTGCCTCTGGGTCGATCTGATCGCCGTGAGAGCACCCGACTGCCATCCATTTTTTCCATCCTTTCATGTCAGTTCTGGGATGTTCCGGCTGGTTCGTTGTTCCCAAATCCAAGCGCGAACGGCCTCCATAGTTTCCACGTCGAGCTTTGCAAATTCGCCGCTCTCGTGCTTGAGAGCGGATCTAAGCTCTTGGTCGATGTCGTCAAGCAGGATCAGAATATCAAGACCTTTACAGGCAACCTCGTGCTCGTATCGCTCGGTCTCGTCGAATTCCAATGTCATTTTCATGCTTCTTCGTCCTCCTCTTCTTCCTCGGTGTCTGGAAATAGGATGCTGAATGAATCTCCTGCGAGTCCCTCGACGGCGTACTTGTTGCCGAATACGAATTCTCCGTGCATCGTCTCGCCTCCCTGCTCCCAACTGACGATTGTAAAGCCACAGTCATAATGCTCCGACAGAAGCCGTTTCGCTTCCGCGAGTGCTTCTGTTCGCTCCGATTCAACCGTCGGCTGTTTTCGTTTTTTCAAGCAAGAACGTCTATTTTTTTCGATACTCTATTGCGTAAATTGGCGAGCATATCGCGCTCGGTCATGCCCTTCGCCCAATGCGGACGTAGTTGATAGTGCGGTTCGTCAACAAATTTCCAGTCGCCACCCCATTCCATGCCGAGGCTTTTACCAAGCGTGCCTAGCTCGTGGTATAGCGGATGTTCTTCGCAGTATTCTTTTCCGCGAAAAATTCCGACATCGAAAGCGATGCCGAAATTATGGTTTGAATGACCGGCGGCGGCATTCGTTATTTTCTTTCCTGGTGTCGTGCGGCCCCGCGCATACAACGCATCTTGCTCCATATACGATCTCGTGCCGCTAATGATCTTAACGTCACAACCGACTTTTGCGCAGATGACCTTTGCAACGCCTAGGAAGGCGCGTGCGGCCTTTTGCGCTTCGGGGTGGAGCGTTGCCAAGTTGATCTCGCTTCGCTCGTCAAAGGTCATTTTTTTAGCGATGGTATTTCTGGTAACTCATAACAAAAAGTTCCGTAGTCCGTCTTGACGCATAACGAAGGATTATTAAATCCAGCGCATGACGTAAGAAACGCCATGCCCAAGAACGCAAATGAAAGAACGATCATCCACAGCGCGATTTTTCGAGCGTTCATTTTTCTTTGCGGAAGATTTCTATCAAGCCGATTATCGCCGCTAGTGCCGAACCGATAGCGTCCCATTTCGCTGGTTCTAGGCTGAGTCCTGCAACTGCTCCGATGATGGCGATTCCGCGAATTGTGGATGGTTCTTTGAGTTTTGAAAATAGTGTCTTCATGATTTTTTAGCTTTCAGCATTTTGTATAGCGATACCGCACCGATGCAAATTCCGAGCAAGAGAGAAGCGATGCGAAGCCACGCCTCGACCTCGGAGAACGAGATCAAAACAGCCATTGCTGGCGCGCTCGTACCGACGAACGTGTGGAAAGTGTGGTTGTCCATTAGCTCAACCCGCCTTGCGAAATGAGTTCTTCGGTAAGTGTGCATGGTTGGAGAATGATCGTGCTACGCTCGCCTGCGGTCGTGAGTTCAACCTCGATCTCGGTCGTGACCGATGTTGCATTGAGGAGCAGATCGCGAACGCCGAACGTATTAAAATCCACAGCGGCTGTTTTGCCCGGCGTTGCGCTCAAGCCGCTCTGAACTTGAAGAGTCGGCAAGTCGGTGAATTCTTTATCTCCGCCAAATGTCAAGTCGAAATAACTGCCTTGAATGCCGCTCACAGTCAGGTTGTTCGCGCCGATGCTGTCTAGTGCTTGCAAAGCCGCTTGTAGCTGCGCGGCGGTCGTCGTTGCGTCGAGCGGGTCGGTCTGGCGTAGAATGGTTGTTGCAACGCTGCCCGTCGTCACCGTGCCTGTGCCGGTAGTGATCGCGGTTGCTCCCGCTGTTATACCTAGCAAAAACTCGGTCGTCTGTGGGATCGAGCGAACGAAATATTGGATGCCTGCCGTGTAGCCGGTCAACGCGGTGAAGCCTGTTAGAACTACAGGCTGAGAGAGCGAAAGACCGTGGTTGCTCGTTGTGATGAATACGCCAGCGGTGACGGTGCTTGAGATGTCGACGTTGTAGGTTGGAACAGTCACGCGGTAGCTTCCGAGATACGGAGCGCGAGAAAACGAGACTCGTTGGACTTCGTTGTTGAGCGTTGATCCGGTTATCGTGGTTGCAACGCTGACGGTCAAAGCTGTGCCGAGATCCGTCCACGTTGGCTCGTAGACTGCTGGCGCAAGGCGAAGTTGAAGCTCTTGAATTTCGGCGTTGGTCGCGTCTCCTGCGATGCGCTCGTCTATGAGAGCGGTTGTGGTCGGAATGAGTCGAGTAAAGTTGCCTGTGATCGCGCCCTGCGTACCGGCAGAGTTGAAGGACACAACGAAGTTGGTCGCCATTGTGCCGTCAACGGACACTTTGCCTGCGGCGGTTATCGTCGAAAGCGAGTTGAGCGCGGACGAGATCGCGCCTGCGGTCGCGCTGAATCCGATTGCGCCGCTCGTCTGGCCTCCGAATGAGAGAGTAAACGTGCCGCTGGCTGGAGTTCCTGTGCGGCTTCCTACGCCGAATTTTACGCTCGTTCCGGTGTAGTCGATCACGTTAAACGGAGCGGATACGTTGCCTGTTGCCTCCAGAAAATACAGGTTGATCGCGCCGTTGTCGCCTTTTACGAAGCGCGGCGTTGTTGCTGGTGCAAGGCTCGTCAAGCTCGTGGCCAGTCTGCGGTTCGTTGTGTCAATAAAAAGATCGCGTGCCATTTATTCGGGTGTTTTGTCAACAGCTTCCCACTTGCCTATCGGGCATCGCTCGGTTGCCATGCGTAGTTTTGCCCACGTCGAGCACCCGCACTTGCGACAGCGGCCCGTGGCGTTGAGTGCCTGCGCGTCCCATTCGGGGCAGGCGCGGCACGTTGCTTCACGGGTGGCGAGTGCTTCGGGTGGGGTGGTGGCGAAGCCTGCGCTAGCGAAGCGATGTCCCGCATTTATAGCTGATCGCATTTGCGCGTGCTTCTCTCGCAAGTCTTCTGGCATTTTCGCTAAAAATTCCTCGTAAGTCATGAGACGGTCACGATGAAATTGAAGTCAGTCGGTGGCCCAAATGGATCGCATTGCGCTGAGATTGTAAATGGATAAGACCCTACCGGATTTAAACTGGTTATATTAACAGAATCAGAACCTATTACGCTGCAAATATCAGGATTTCCCTCAAATATAAATTCAAATGTGCCGAACACATCAAGAGTAAGCGTCCAACAGCATCCGCTTAACTCGCCGTTTGTTGAGCTCCTGTTAATATTTATGAGATACAAATTTGTCTCAGATGCACCAGGGCCAAATGCGTCCCAAAAATCAGAACAAGTTCGGAGAGGATTGTATCCATCGGTTGAAGGATATTGAAATTGTTCAGTAATGCTTACTTGATCTCCCGACAACGAAAATTCAAAATTTTTAAGAAATGGCGGGCAATCCCTGCATGGAATTATAACCCCCCCACCACAACACGCGCAATTCACAGCGCGAAGGCCGCCGTCGGTCTTTGTTTTGATAGCTCCTGCTGGTGTGCGGCCTAGGATCATGGGCACTCCTCGGTTGCGATCCACGTCAACGCGCCCGAAATTGCGCCGAGGACGTATGTCCCAGATGCTGGTGGCGTTGGGATGTCCTCTTTCCAACTTAACGCCCCGCCTGTCGAGGAGAGCACCCTATTCCCATTATTGTTGATAGCTGGGATTTTAAGCTTTCGAGCAGAAAAACCAAGCTGCGTTGTATCCTCGATCAATGACGGATCGGCAACCAATTTTGCCCAAGCGAAATTTTGCATCAGGTTTGACGCCGAAATCGGAGACGTCGATTTGCCAGCTGTTATCTGATCACGGAAATCGTTTGGAAAATCATTCATATATTGGTGCGCCTTGTTGGTAAGTCACTGTAACCGATGTTCGATTTAAAGATAACCCCCACGTCACAGTGACCTCATCGTAGCTTCCGAAACTGGATCGGTTTACGTTGATTATTTCCACTTGTCCTGATATGGACGCCTCAAGCGTTCCGGGTATGTATTGCGATATTGCTTTATGAAGTTCTGGTGAAAACGGGAAAACATCGGAAGGCCAATATGATGCTGAGTCTGCTGACAAGTATGCTTCAAGTTCGGCAACGGATAATTGCTGTCCGCCACCGTAAGCTGTAGCACTTAAGATTTTTGTTTTCAAAGTCTCTTCCGGTAAATTCAGAGAAGTAACCGAGTCGGTCGGTAACATTGTGAATTTTCGCGTAATCGTGTCGCATAGGATGTTCATTTTAAAGACACTAACGAGACCCGAGCCATAGATTGTTTGCGGATTGTAATTATTATAAAAATACAAATCCGACGATGATAATTGCGCTCCCAGCACGCTTGGGATGGGTGTGACCGTATTCGGACTAGTCACTAAGCTCGCGTAAAACCCAGAGACGGTAAAGGTCGTGAAACCATCCGTCTCGTCCTTGCGCTTCGCGTTTTCACGGATCAAGTAATCCTGCCGATCTGGCACGCGAAGCCCTGCAACCAGTGTTTGCTCCAGAGCGTCGGCCTTCGTTGTGCGGCACTTGTATATGCAATCGACGCGGCTAAGGCCGCTGTCGAAATTCTCTTTTGTTATGTTTGTTAAAATTAAGCCGTCCGATCCATAATATGTATGTGCCATAACTTTTATGCTAAAACTGGTTGCGGTAGTTTTCCGTCAAGATTTACTACCTTGTCTTTGATTGTTTCCACAAACCCTTTGATCGCGGACATAACATCTTCCATCGTTGCCGGAACGGTTGCATCTCCGCCTGTCCCTCCATCTCCTCCGCTTCCTGCATCTCCACCTGCTCCGCCCTGCGAATTTCCTCCAGCTCCACCAACTCCACCGGTTCCGCCGGTGAAGTTGTTTTTTATTTCCGTGTTTAACCCAGTAATTGAATTATCAAAAGCCTTTTTATCTACAGTTGCAGTAACTGTAACCGGGACATCTCCAAGGCCTTTTATTTTATCTTGCGCGTCGGTTGCTTGGACAACCAAATCTGCCTTCAGTGGATTTCCGCCTAAAAATTTGATTATTTCTTTAATTGCATCTTGTCCCTTTGCCGAATCAATTGGGTTTTTAGAAAGGTCGGTTTTCACTTTGTCCATATAAGCGACAACAGCTTCAATTTGCTCTTGCCCTGTTTGCCCGATTTTATCGACACCTAGCTTTTTAGCAAGATCAGGAAAACTTTTTTGAGCAAGATCGGTTCCAAGCAACTTGTCCATTGCTTTTAGCTCATCGTGCGCACCCTTTGAAGAGTTGTGAGCCTTGCTCATGGCTTCAATTTCTTTCATTTTTGAAAGCGTGTCGGCAAAGCCTGTTGCAGATTTTAGGTTTTCATTTAGTTTCCTAGAGTTCTCTGCTGCCTGAAAAAACAAAGGATTTCCTTCCTTGTCATATTGCTTTATATTTGCGGAGTTGTTTGCGGCGATAGCCATGTTGGTCGCGAACGTAGCGGCTTGTTCTGGATCAAGTCCTGCGTCCAATGCTTTTTTAACATCCTCGGCATATTTCTTTTGTTCTTGCAAAGCAGTGACGCGCTCCGAGTCGCCAGCGGCTTGCGCCTCGGCTAGCTCAAGTTGGTATTTTAGTTCGTCTTGTTTTAGCGCATTCTGTTCTGCTTGCGCCTTTGCCTTTTTTGCGTCCTCCTCCGCTGCTTTTGCTTGTCCTTTTTGATATTCGTCAAAGTATTTCCGCGCCTCTTGCTCTGCTGCCGCCTGCTCTTTTGTTGTTTCGCTGACGGTTGCCGTCTGATCGTCCTGTGATTTTGTGATGCTTTGCGTCAGTCGATCAATTTCCTGCTGGTGTTTTTCTAGGTCGGTAAACAGCGGCGGAACGTCGGCCATGTTTTCTTTGAAGTTTTCTGGGATGTTGCTCATCGACTCGCCAGCTTTTTCAGCGGTCAACTCCGCGTGAATTGGTATTACATCAAGCGCGGTTTTAACTTCATTTGCCGATGTTTCTGCTTGATATCTGAATGTGTCTGCCATTCCAGATTTGCCAATGGCGTCCATGAAATCAGCCATTACATTATAGAGCTTTTCCGTAATGTATCCAGAGATCAACTTCCCGAAGTCTTGAAACAAAGCAACCAACGGCCCACCTGATGCGAATTGCTCCATTATGAAGTCGCCGGTTGTCTTAAACGCAGCGACCATATTGGTGTAGACGTTGTTTGCAGTCTCTTTGAATTGTAGTTGTATCGCCTCCCCTACAATTTGAAATGCCGTTCCCATGTCGCCAGCGGAAATCGCATCCACAGCGGCTTGGAATCCCTTCATTCCTTCTCCTGCGCCTGTGAAAAATCCTGCAAGCTCTTGACCTAGTTTTGTAGCGTCAATGAGCGTTAAGGCAGTCGTTAGCGCGTCGAGTGCAGGGGAGACTTTGTCGATAATTCCTGCCGCAAATTCTACAAATTTGCCACTGATGACCGTCAAGTTGTCGCTGATTCTGTCGAATTGCGCTGCTCCCGCTTTCATCACTTCGGGCAACGATCCGAGTTGAGCCTTTGCTGTCTCAACCTCGCCATCCATGTTTGCAAATAATTGGTTCAACGCACCGCCAGATTCTCCGAATATGTCCATCGATACAGCGGCCCTTTCCGCAGGATCGGGAATGCCTGCAATCGCTTTTCCTATTGCGCGGAGTTGCTCATCCGGTGATAAGTTTTGAAGCGTAGAAAGCGGAATGCCAAGCTGAGTAAATGCGTCAGCGGCTGCGCTCGTGCCGTCGCCAGCGTCAACAATTGCCTTTTGTATTTTGTTTATAATCGGCCCCAGTGAATCGGCCCCCACCCCTGTATTTTGGAATGCTCGCTCTAGTAGCATGATCTTATCTACAGCAACGCCTGTGCGGTCTGAAAGATCCGCAAGCCTGCCACCCATGCTCAACGCATCTCCGAAGCTCTGAACGGTCTTCTGCGCGGCAGCAAAGGCCGCATCAATCGCTGCCGTTCCAACCTTAACTGCCGCGCCCGCAATACCTGCGCCTATTGCTATTTCTCCAAATCCGGAACCTGCTTTTTTCCCAGCGGTTTCGGAATTATCCCCAGTTTTTTTGATATCAGAATTAAGCTCCGCGACCTTTGGCGATGTTTCGGTGGACGAATCGCCGATAGCCTTGATCCTTTTCTCCATGCTTTCAACCTGCCCGATACGCTTGATCGTGCTTTCAAGCTCGATCATCGAAAGCTCGCCGCTCAATAACTTGTCTTTTAGCCGGGTCAGTTCGTCTTGAACGGCCTTGAGTGTCTTTTCAAGTCCTGTGTCGGTTGCTCCAAATTCTACTGTTACTTCGGCCATATTATTAAGTTTCTACAAGGTTTTTTTGTCTCTTTTTTAGGATCTGATTCATCTGATTGCGCATCTTTACCACTACAACAGCGGTTGCATTGTCTTGTTCGCTTTCTGGAATGACGTTGCTTGCCCACGGCACATTATTAGTCAAGAAAACGCGAGGATTCTTAATGTCGCCCGTCATATCTTGAACCTTGCCAGATCCGCTTTTCATTGCCTTTTTTACCCAAGTCGGAAATCCAGCAAGAAGCCCACCCTTGTTTACTTTTTTCAGCTGTGTAGCGCAATCGGCCCATCCGCCTTTGCTGATGCCGACTCGCTTTTGCACCTCTGAGATGTATGTCTCTTTATCCGAGTCGGAAGCGATAAATAGCTTTGATCCTCGTGACTTTGTGCGGCCTGTCGTTTTGTTCCGAGCCTCGTTGTGAACGGATTTCATTTTGGTCGCGCCAATGACTTCCATTCCTGTCCACTTATTCAAAAAACCGATGTTGCGAAGGATCGTTTCAACGATATCAAATCGACCACTTTTTATCAAAACATTGAGACGTGCCTTGATCCTTTGTGATCCAACTCTGTCAGCGTATTCGTCAAGTTGCTCTGTGTTTTTGATAATCTTGCCGATGTCATTTTTTACGCGAATAGTTCCAGACGTTTGCTCTTCTCCGAATGGCTGCGTCCGCCTAGCTAGCTCAACGCAAAGAAGGCGAGCGTTGAGCATGACGGCGTCAGGAATCGTGACCTCGCGGATCTCCGCGTAGTCCGCCATGATCTGCTCGAACTTCAAGCTCTCGAATTTAAACTTTGCCATATTTTGCGAGGGTTGCCTCTATGGTGGCGAAAGCGTCAACATCCGTTGACACGGTGTCGTTTTGCCATGACGCAGGATTCCCGTGCGCATACGTGTCGGCCTGGATCATCTGCAATCCAGCCGAGAACGGAAGCTCTTCAAGGATGTAATTGTAGCCCCAAGAGGTGATCTTTACTAGGCGGTAAACATAAGAGATCAGCCAGTTGGGGCTGTTTAGTTTCCCGATCCTAATCCTTCACTTGTCCCTGCACGAGACGTGAAGAGAGCGGAAGAATATCGCTTGAACGCTGCATTCATGTCTTCCGAGATCATCGAAATTTCGTTGTGGTGAATGAGGTTTTCACTGATCCAAAGATCGACTGCATCGCTGAATAATTCTCTGTCATTTACAACTGGCTGAATCTTTGCAAATGGCGCAGAATGTAAAAAGGCATATGCTCCGCTCTTCCAGATCAAATCAAATTTGTCTCCGAAAATGTCATTGCGTTGCATCCATGATACGGTCAAAGCCGTGATCGGGCGAAATTCCCACTTGTGCAGTTCTCTTTTGTTTTCGGTTGCGCCTTCAATTCGAAGGATTTCGTCGTCTTTTTCTAACTCGTTTCGTTTTGTTTTTTTCATAAAAATTATTTTTCTTCTGAACCATCTTTTTTCTTTTTGCCTTTTTTACCCTTTTCCCCTTTTTCCCCTTTTTTCCCGTTTAAATTTGAGCCGGAAGGCATATACGATCTTCCAGGAGATCCCGATTTCCCATCTTCCCCACTTTTACCTGATGGCGATGTTATTTTTTTAACGTCGCTTACAAGTTCTTTCGCTTTATCTGCAAGAGCCTTAAGCGCATCCTCTTTCTCTTTTCGGGATTTAGTCGGATCTTTTGCGACGTTTTTAAAGTCATCCTTTTGTTTTTTTAAATCCTTTAAATCCTTAAATATCTTTGGTTCAGGCCCCGTCGCCGTCGCCGCCGCCGCCGCCGCCGTATCGCTTGCTGGATCGCGCTGTGGCTTTGCTTTTTGATCGATGGCTTGATCGGAGGGTGCTTGGGGAGGTGCTTCAGAAGGTGCTTCAGAGGGTCTTTGAGAAGGTGCTTCAGGCTTGCCATTCGTTGGATCGCTTGCTGGATCGCGCGGTAGCTTTGCTTCTCCCTCTATCCGCTTGCGCTCTTCCATGTCTCTCTCATCATCCATTAATTCTCGCTCGCGCCTTTCCGTTTCTCTGTCTTGATCGGAAGGTTCTTGAGGTGATTTAACCGTAGGTGCTTCAGAAGGTGCTTGAGAGGGTGTTGTTGGATCTAGAATCTCATAACCTTTTCTTAACCATTCAACTTTTTCGGAAAGGTTTTGTTGTATTTTATCTCGCTTTGCAAAAGCTGGATCAACTTCTAGCACGCGCTTTTGCATTTCCTGATCATCAAATTCCATGCGCGCTCTCTTTTTATCTTCCTCGGTTTTTTGTGGGTTTTCAAAAACTGAAAATACTTTTTTTTCCTCACTTTGCTGCCACTTAAAAAATGCGCCCTGTGCTGCTTTTGCTTCTGAATCGGCTTCAGAAAGTTGCTTTTCTAAACTTGAAATCAAATCGATCAGAACGCTCATTTCAAAAATCTCGTCATTTCCTGTTTGGTTTTGTCTGAAGCATTCTCTGAAATCGCGATGCGTTTGCCGTTGTGTTCGATCTCAATTAAGCGCGGAGTATTGCGAATGATGTCCACCAATACGTCCCTATTCGCCAATGCGGCGCGGATGTAACAAAGCGGATTCTCTGGGTCTTTCGCTTCAAGTTCGTCGCCGTCTTTTGTCATCTGGCGATAGACCTGCGATGCGTCTTGGCCTTTCGAGTTCTCGCCTTCAAACCAGAACTCCGTTGACTCTTTGCCGTCGGTGCGCACCAGTCGAGTGACCGGTGGGAAGTTCATCTTGAAGCCCATCGTCGCGAGTGCCACAGCTGCTTTAAGGTTGATCGTGTGGAAGAATTTCTTGTTTGAGTCCATATATAAAAAGGCGGCTCCCTTTAGCCGGGGAGCCAGCGGCATGAGCCAGGGTGTTAGACGATCTCTGGGTACTGCGTTGCGGAGACGGTGATCGACTTGAATGTTCCGGCACCTGTCTTTTCGGAAACGGAATCGACGATGACTGCGCCACCAGAAACGCCATAGGATGTCGTGTCGTTGGCGAGAGTAAGGATGTTGGCGAGTTCGTAAGCAACGCCGCCGTTGATGACGCCGTCGAGCGAGATCGTTGCAGACTTGTTGAAATACGCCACGGCCACGGTATCGCCAAGAGCGTCCATGACGGTTGCTTTATCGCTCTGAACCGAGCGAGAAAATGAGTTGAGAAGGAGACCTGTCTCTTGGAGAAGGCCGAACTCGACGCCTGAAGCGACGGATGAGGTGATGACGGTTGCTGGCATGGTAATTCGTGGAAATTGTCAACTTGCGAAAAGTGCGGCGTGAACCGTGATCGTTACCGAGCGTTCAAAGTGCCGCTCGTTTGAAGAAAGTGAAACTGGCCCGTCGCGAAGTATGCCGAAGACAAAAGCATATTGCGGACGGACTGCATTGAGTTTGGTTTTTAGGCCGGTGATGTCGTGCGAAATGCACAGCACCTGTGACCACAAGTTCTCCATTGCCATCTGATCCATATCGTCGGCCTGCACGATCAAGGCGATATCAACGGAGAATTGGAAAATTGCGGAGTCGATAATACTCTCGCGCTGGCGAGTGCATTTAACAAAGCACGCTGGCAATGTCATCGTTCCGAAGTTCTCCGCTGCCGTTACTACAAGTGCGCTCTGCATCTCTTGCTGGAGCGCGAGAACAAAAGTATCAGTCAATGCTTTTTCAAGCGTCAGCGTGTAAGTCGAGTCCGTTATCATTCCCTTGGGCGGAAACGTCAACAAGCCCAAGCCGCGCGATCTCTGCTTCGCATTCGTCTTTTGTTCCTACGAACAGCACGCTCTGCGTCGAGATCGACTTTTCTGTCTCATCAAAAAAGATGATCGTGCTGCCATCGTAAACGAGTTTCCAAGCGGTTGACTCGTCGAATGCCCATCCCTGTTCGTTCGGTGAAATTATCATGCTATTGTAAGCGTAGAGTTTGCCGATGTATAAACTCCGGTTCGCCCTGGAGCACCGACCAAAGTCACCGTTGCGTAGGTGTTGGTAGTTGTCCCTTGGAAAAACCGAAACGTCGTGCCTGCGGTCGGGGCGACACTAAAGGAAACGGATAGGGTTGTTGCCGTAAAACTAGCCGTCGGTGTTGTTGTGGCGAATGGTTTTAATACGCGCAGCGTGCCTGCGCTGATGGTCGTTGACCCAGTGTAGTCATTCGAAACGGTAAGAGTCGAAAAGGTTGAAAGAATACCAGTTCCAACTTTTGTAAAAGACCCCGCTCCTGTTATTTTACCCGTTATTGAAAAAGCCGAAGTCGAGTTCCCTACGCTTGAATTTGTGCCAGTAGCCAACGTGATCGTGCCAGTATAAATTGGAGTGTGTGCTGCAACAACCGACTCATTCCACAACGCTCCATTGCCATCTGGCCCAGCTCCACCGTTGAGCGTGAAATTATTGTTGATCGTCGGGCTGGTATAAGTCCTAAATTGCGCCCCGCTAGAAATGTTGATTGCTGCATTTCGGAGTGGTAATCCACCTGTCCCATCCTGACCGACGCCGCCGTTGAGAATGTTTATTTGCCCCAAGCTTGTTCCAGCCGTCCCATTAAAATAAAGTGGCAATGTGCCAGCAGTTGTGTCCACATAAATATTCAAGGTCTGACCGCCACCGTTAAGAGTGCCAGATTGTAAGTTTATCTGACGCAAGCCGTTCAACTTTGTTACAGTAGCCGTAGCAGAAAGAGTTATCGCTCCACTTACAGCAAAGTTGTTGGCACTAAGATTGTAGGCAAGGTTTCCTCCATTTAAGGTAGTCGTTCCCACAACCAAGGCCGTATTATTTGCGCCATTTCCAATTTGTAGGGTTCCAGCATTAACAATAGTTCCGCCCGTGTAGGTATTGGTTGCGGTGAGGGTAAGAGTTCCAGGCCCATTTTTTACAATGCCAAATGCTCCAGAAATGACGGTTGAAAAAGTTGTCGCAGAATAAATCGTGAACTGGCGAAAAGCGGCGGTTGCGCTTGCAATGAAACTAACAACGCTTGCACCAACTTTTGCTGCGCTGGAGTCGTTTAATTTCATCCGACGATAATATAAAGCGTGTTTGCAACTGGCGAAGTGATCGCAGAATATCCAGCAGAAGTGATCTGCATCATGTTTGTAAGCTGCGTTGCGCCGGTGATGCCGCTCGTTACCGAAGTAACGTATGCGCCTGCCGTTTGTTTTGCGTTGAACGTGCTCCAGTCTGTCGAGCTTAGATATCCGTTTGTTGTTGCCGTTGCTACGGGAATGGACAAAGCTGGTGTTGTTCCGCCGCTTGAAACTATCGGTGTTGTGCCTGCAACGGACGTGACATAAGTTCCAGCAGCCTGCTTAGAATTAAACGTGCTCCAGTCTGTCGAGCTTAAATATCCATTTGTTGTCGCTGTCGCAACCGGAATTGATAATGCTGGTGTAGTTCCCCCGCTAGAAACAACTGGCGATGTGCCTGCAACGGATGTAACGTAAGTCCCCGCCGCTTGCTTGGAATTAAATGTGCTCCAATCTGCCGATGCGAGATATCCGCTTGTCGTAGCAGTTGCGACCGGCATCGAAATTGTTGGAGTTGTTCCCCCGCTAGAAACGATGGGCGATGTTCCGCTGACCGCTGTGACCTTTCCGCTTAGATCGGCTGAAAGGCCGCTGATAGTGCCGATGGTTAGCGTCGAGTTCTGAAACGCCGTTGCGCTCGAATTGAAAAGGATTGCTTGGTTGTCGGATGGCGACGTGAGCGAGACTGAATAGCCTCGCAACTTGATGACCTCTGGTGCTGGGAACGTCCCGGAAAGATCGCCCGACGCTGCGCCTGTCGGCGTGCGAGAGTCGCTCAATCGTGAATCGGTCGTGATGACTGCCGTTCCCGAAATTGCGCTCGGTGAAATACCGGATGATGGAGCCTTTGCGTCGAGAACCGTTTGAAGATCGGTCTGGTTTGAAAGCGTTCCCGCGATGCCGCCCCAGATCGCTGCTCCAGCACCACCGCCTGTGACCCACTCGGTATCGTAGTCAGCGTTTGTTTTCTTCGCGAGCACTTGCCCTGTAAGTCCACCTGTAACAACGCCAACGCCAACCGGCCCAATCGGACCCTGCGATCCGGTCGGCCCTGCCGCGCCTGCAATAATTTCAGTGCGGAGAATCGGTTGATTATCGACGTTAGGAACTTCGCGACCCTCGTCTTCTGGAAAGAAAATGCTCATTTGTTGATGTCCTCAAGGCTGAAATCGACCGAGACAGCGTCTTGCGAAAGCTCTGCGGACGTGACGCGAAAGCGTCGGCCACCAATGACAAGCACATCTCCGAGAGAAATGGTCTGCACGAACGAATCGTAAACCGCCGTGATCGTCATTGATGCGGAGTCTAAGAATCCGCCGTCGGCTAGGCTGTTGTCGCGCCGGTATGTTGTGCGGTTGGCGAGAAAATTACGCTCGCCAAATGTGACCGCAAGCGGAAGATCGTCCATCATCGCCACCAAGTCGTTAGTAAATATGTCTAGCATTCCCACATTGTGGGGAAGGCGTCAAAACTTGCGCTCGATTCTGCGCTGATTCGGATGCGTGAAGTCGTGTTTCGGGCTGTCCGAAATGTGAACCCAGCTTTTGCGAAATGCGGACGCAAGAATGCTCGTGCTCGTGTTGATCGTCACAACCTCGTTGGCGTCCCGGATGTATGCGCACATATATTCTATGCTCTCAAACTCAGCCATACCGTGAGCGGCCTTCCCCGCGCAAAGAACGGGCCTTCCGTTGGCGACTTGATGCGCCGCTGTAATAACATCCCTCGGATCGATCTTTTTATCTTGACTATATCCGGTCGGGAAACAAAGAACCCAAGATTTGAGTTCGGGCGGAGTGACGATGGCAGGCGAGTTAAGCACAATCTGCCTGTCGATGTTCTTGCCTTCGGGAAAGAGTCCGTAAACGTAGTCGCTCCAACCCAGCGGACTCGCACAAAAGTCTTCGTGCAGGTCTGGCCAGATTTGCAAGTTGATGATTCGGTCAAATCCGCCGTGATCGTTCTGTGGATAAATCGGCTTGCAGTAATCGACCATCGCGAAAAGACCGTGATACTCCGCCATGCACTCAAAGGTTACGTTGTGCCCTTGATCCGCGAAGTGCTTCGCTATCGGCAAGCACCGAGCGATGTCTCCGAGCCTCAAATGATAGATAATTAAGATATTCAAAACGTGTAATATTGTTCCGCGGATTTTCCTGCGACCCAGCCATGGAATCCGAATGAGCGATCCGGCCCCGCCGTGTTTTCTTCGATATAATGCTCCCAAGAGAATGCTGCCGCTACGTTTACCGGAGCGTATTTGATGCCGTTATCTCGAAACCCTTGCTCCATTGTCCTGCACAAAAAGACATCGCCTGCCTCGCCCTTCCAAAGTGCCTCGGCCTTTGCTGCCATTTGCAAGAACTTCTGGCTCTGGAGCGTGAATCCGGTATTGCCTACGCGATGTCCCACGTTCCAGGACGCAGGCCATGGTGCGCCGATCATATCGTATTCTAGCCACGAATCCTGCCACAGGTGCGGATTGGCAATAAAGCCATCGTGCGTGCAAATGAGCGCGTGCGAGGTGTCGATATAGTCGGAGAATCGGCCTAATTCCCAATGCATCGCCTGTTGATAGTTGCAGTCCTCCGCGATGTAAACAGCGTCTCCGAATCCACCTAGTCCGCAAAGGTGGTTGAACAGCTTTTCGCTTTGTTCGTGCCTCGTTTTCAATCCTTCAAAAACGATAAGAGTGACGTCTTTATTCATTTTGGGTGGAGTTCGTCGAAGATTGCTTTTGCCCTTGCATACTCTTCCGGATCGTTTCCGCGCTGGTATGTAGCATCGAGCGGACGCTCTTCAAAAAACGGATGGTGATGAACGATGCTAATGTCACGAGCATCAACAATCGCCCCATTTTTCGCGGCACGAAAGGTGAAATCTGTGTCCGAATAGACGTTTCGGAATCGTGGGTTGAATAGTCCATTTTGCTCATAATATTTACACGTTAAGATCGCCATGCATAGTAAATCGTCTTTTCTATATCCGTCCGAGATACGAAGCACCTGTGGTTTTGAAATGTCGAGACGCTTTCCTATCATCTCGTCCCACCCTGGCGGACATTCCCAGTCGTCCGATAACTGGATAATGATGTCGCCGGTCGCTTGCGCTGCTCCCAAGTTCCACGCTCCGACGGAATACCCATGGTCTTTTTGTGTCACGGATCTGAATCGTTTCAGAACGTCGGCTTTTTCGTCGTCGTGATCGACCGCAAATATATGCTCCACGCGCTCTGGATGCGTTGCGCGGGATAACCATAGCGTCATACATTGCACGGCCTCTACCGGCCTTCCTCGCGTTGCGTGGACTAGTGAGATTTTCGGCTTGCTTGATCCTGCCAGCGTCTCGCGCTCGATCTCTTCGGCGTCTTCGTTGCGTCCGAGCAGTCGGAGCGTCCATGCGTAGAGTTGATCGCCCTTCCAACCGTACCACTCTTTTCGGTGCGTCCATTGTGGGAACTTAGGAGTAGGCACTTTGAGCATTTCTTCTACCACTTTTAAAGCATCTTGATATTTTTTCTCGTCAAGAAGGATGCTGGCCTCAAGCCCGTAGGCTTCGCGGCGGTTCGGCTCAAGTGCCTTGGCCTTGCGTGCTAGGTTGAGCGATGTTTCTCCGCTCGTAATGTTGGCACAATTTAAAAGGATTTCGTAGCGGTTAACGCCGTCGAGATCGCTCAAGGCCAATGCCTCCGATCCATATTTTGCAGCGAGTTCCTTGTTTCCTGCGATGAAGTTCTCGTAGTGCAAATAGAATTTGAAATGCGAAGTCATCCGATCTTGGTGCATCAAGATTCTGCGGTTGCGCTCGCTGCTGTTCCTATGACCTATTGGTGGTTGGTGTATGATTTCAAGATCGCGCCGCATACAGACCTGCACGTCCTTTGTAGGCTGCGCGTTCTCATGCACCGGCCGATGCCACCATGCCGTGTGGTAACGAAAGAATCGCTCGCGTGGTGCGCGTTTGCCCTGCTCTGGAATAACGTAGTCGGTGAGAATCCAATCTTGTTCCGGTGGGCATTCTTCAAGAGCGGTCAGCGTTGGCGCGACCATTGCCGGTTCAATTATGTCGTCGCAGTCTGCCCACATAACCCAGCCGTCTTTCCCTGCGAGTTCGTAAGCCTTGGCGAATGCTTTGTTCCGAGCTTCGCCAAAGTTGTCGAGGTGCTCCCAATCTGCGACCAGCGGAGAGTTGAGATATTCGTCAACGTGACAACCGAGTTCCCTGGCGATGTCGAGCGTGCGATCTGGTACGAGTGCTCCAATTGCTCGGACGATAACGATCTCGTCACAGATTTGTTTGAGCGACTTTATGCATCGCTCGATGCGCGGTTCTTCGTTGCCACAGATAAGCCCTGCGACCAGCTTCTTTTTTTGGTTCATGTTTACCCTTGATGTATATGTCAACAAAACAAAAAAGCCACCCCTTTCGAGGTGGCTTCTTCGATGCTAACTTGCGGGAATCTTAAGCGAATCCCGTTGTGATGCGGATGATGCTGGATCCGTCGATAACTTTCTCAGCTGAGTTCTGACGAACACGGAGGACGTTAGCGCGGCGGGCCTCGTCGCGGTAGGTTTCGGAAACGAAAGGCACGGGGCTATCTGCTGCCCATACAATCGTGCGACCGAATCCGCCACCGGAGAAATCTCCGCCGGAGGTTGTGGCAAGTGCGAGGTAGGTGTTCGACCAGATGAATCCACCGGCGTAGGCTTGACCCTTTGCGGCACTGTTCTTTGGTGCGCGGCCTACGAGAACGCGGTCAACGCCGACAGCGGCGGCAACTTCGCCTTCGCTCAAGAGACGGCTTTGATTCGATGGAACAACGCCGAAGAACTGGTTCTGCACAAATGTTGAACGACGGATGCGCTCGAACACAGGCATGGACATGATGAGCGTATTTGGAAGAACGCCATATTTGGCGAGTTCCAACTTAGCTGCTGCAACGTCACCGGGAACATTGAAGCTGGTGATGTTGGCCTCTGTGTATGCTGCGGTCGCGCTAATCGCGGTCAGACCGTTGGCGGCGAATGCTGCTGTAGCAACACGAGCCTCGTGGCTGATTTGGATTTGACGGAGGAGCATCGAAGCGATGTTCACCTCGGTGTCGAAAAATCTGTCGAGATCGCGGCGGTTGGAGTCAGGAAGAACCTCTTCGAGTCCGTACTCAATCGCGTCGAAAGAATCGCTCGTGAACCGGCGGCTTGTGCGGGGATATCCAGCACCAGCGGCGATCTTCAGAACGTCGTCGTTGAGAGTTTCAGAATCACCGATGTTCAGCTTCAGGTACGCGCCGGACTTAACGTCGGACGAGTAAACTGGCATGACTTCGGTTCCGATGAACAAATTATTTTTGTTCGACAGACCTTCGAAGACGGCCTGCGCGATATCGGCGCGGATTGTTGTGTATGAGAGTGCCATATTAGTAGTTGGTTATTGGATGAATTTAGGGACGTATTCGATGACATCACCAGAAACGCCGCCGTTGATCGCAACTCCGAGAGTCACGGTTGAAGCGTTGGCATATGTTCCGACGACCAATCCGCTCGTAACTGCGAAGACGGTATTACCGGCTGTAGCGATTGCGGAAAGGATTCCGAATTGGGTTGGGAAAAATAGTTTAACGGCTCCTTGTCCACCAGCGGCTACGTCAGCTTGGACGGCTCCGATGGCGTTTGCGCCGGTTGATGCTGCTTGCGCAGCGTTTGCGCCGGTGATGTTCACGAGCGTGTTCGCGGTGATCGCGGATGCGAAGGTGAAGCTTCGGATACCGTTGTCGTTTTGTGTTGCCATAAATTAGGTGGATTAAAAATTGAGTTCGTTGTTGTCGCGGGCCTCGATGTAGGCTTCGCGGTGGTTGCGCATTGCGAAGCGGATAGCTTCGGTGCGGCTGCCGAGTTCCTCGGTCTTCTGGACGATGACTGATTTAAGGTCGAATTTTTCGACTGCTTTTGCTTCAGCGATGACCGATGCCTTTACTGGAGCGGCTCCGAAGTTGGAGATGATCGAGTCGAGCTTTGCTTCGAGCTTGGAAATGACGCTGAGTTCAGCGGCCACTTCTTCTTTTATTTCGGCTACTGGCTTTTCAGCTGGAATCATTGCTTCCATCTGGGTTTTCATCGAACCGAAAGCTTCTTCAAGTGCGCTCATGCGCTTGGAAAGATCGACGATTGTGACTTCGGATTCTCCCGAATCTTCGGGCATTGGTGTTGTTGCGGTATCTTCGGGCATTTGTTTGGAAAAACTGTCAACTTGCTTGGCTGTAAAACTGAAAAGACCTGTCGCGTTTGCGGCTGGTGTTTGCACGAGATCGGCACTGTAAAGCTCAGTACAACTTGCGAAGTCCATTCCATCCACTTCGCGGATCGGGCCGCTGAAGGCGATGCTGATGCCGAAGGTGTCAGGGAGTTTGCTTGAAATCTCCAAGACGTAATCTCGCATTGGCGATGTTTCGAGTAGGTTGAGATCTCCCAAGAGTTGATTTCCGACGATGCGGAAATTGTTCACGAAACCGACGATGTCCTTGATCCCTGCGCCGTGATCCAGATTGACCTTAACGCCGCCCTTGTATGACTCCGCGCACGTTTTGACTTCCATCAAAGTCTGCTCGTCAACGTATAGCCCGTGGCCTTTAGCCTCGCCGATTGAAATTATTGATACGCCTTCGATGACATCCATGCGAAGGCGCGGATGTCAATTAGTCGCCCATCAGTGCCATCGCGGCTTGCGCCATCAAATAAACTTCCAACTCGTTTTCTTCTTCGCACCCGATGACGTTGAACGTGCTGGAAATAGAAAGCCCTGCGCGACTCACGCCAGCATGGTTGCGACTACCAAGCACCGTTGTTTTTGCGCTGATCGAAAGTCCTGCCTCGCCAGCATTAGTGAAGCAAGACGAACCTGCAACTTGAATGCGCGAACCAGCGCACGCTTCGACATTCGCAACCGAGAAGACAAGACGATTGCCGCGAACCTTGATTGTGACTTTGCGCTCCTCGCGCTCCCGTCCTCCGCCTCCTGGCAGATCGATCGGATTGATCGGCGGAACGACCGGAATAAACAGCAAGCCCTGAACGCCGATAGATAACGGCGTCGGGCTTGGCATTAAGCCCTGCGTAGCGATGAGCAGGGAAGCTAGCATAAACCTAGACCCTAGTTACTACGGTGTTCGTTGTGCCGTCTCCGGTGATCGCTTGCGTGATCGCTCCCGATGTCCTGCTCGTAGGCGTGACCGTGAGTGCATTTGCGATGTCAAGTCCGTGGATCGCGTGAACCTCGGTTATCTCCGTAAGTTCTGGCGTTAGTTCGGCTCGCATTGCGCCTGTGAAAAGCGTTACTGCGCTTGTAGCGAAGGCCGCGGACTGAATTACGGCAGCTTGAAAATCGTGAACGACTGCGGCGGCGTGATGCGATCCGTTGAGTTGCAGTTCGTTGTTCGCATTTATTGATCGCACGATCCTTCCTCCGAATGTGCCAGCGGTTGTGTGGTTGGACATCAACTCGTCCCATACTGCGTTCGCATTTGTGATGGCGGTTGGGATCGCGGCAAGTTGCGTGTCGAGGTTGGCTGTTGCCAAGCCTATTGCGGCTCGCACGTTGGCGGCGGTCAGCGTTGCCGTGCCGGTGGTGTTGTCGACAGGCACGCCGAATGCGACCGATCCTGCTGATGGAATATATGCAACGCCCGTCAAAGCTCCGCTTGCGTAGACCGTTCCGAAACGCACGTCGGTAATCGCGGCTTGGCCTAGGCTGTTGTCTGCGGTAAACATGTCGAGGTAAGTGCTCGATCCGTTCAATGCATATCGAGTCTTTGCGGCTGTTGGAGATGTGTTTAAGAAATACTTGACAGCATAAATCGCAGCATATCCGTTTGCCGCTGAAATAAACGATCCGGATAATCTGTTCGTTGCGCCGGAGTTTGAAGATGTAAATGCATTGGAAGATAATGATGCCGTAAAATTTCCGATGACGGTAACGCTAGAAGTTGAAGTATTTGAAACTGCTGCGCCTCCGCTTCCTGCTATCAAATTTCCAGTAATCGAAACGGTAGCGGCGGCACTTGTTATATTAACGCCAGATGCCGCTCCAGTGGAGCTTGAGATATCGCCTGTCGCATTCAATGTTCCGTTTCCAGAAACTGTTATTCCATGAGAATTATTGCCTGTCGACGATGTAATAGTGCCTGTCGTTGTTAGCGTTCCAGAAGAGGAATGCGTTATGCAATTTGCACTACCTGTAGATCCTCCTATTATTGCTCCATTTATAGAGGCGGAAGCTGTCCCTGAAAGCGTAATCAAATTTGCTGCTGTTGCGCCTGCTTGGATTGTCGTTGACGTTAGTGATACGCCATTGTTTAAAGCAAATAATCCACCTGCTGCGGCAGTCCCACCACCAACAAATGTTCCTGCATTTGCGAGGTTCGTAATAAGTGCAACATCAACAGTCGTATCCACCGTTACTGTGAACGTATTCGAATATATGCTATGACCAGCACCATTTGGAGGCACTGCACCGCCTCCCCACGTTGCTGCTGTGTTCCAATTTCCAGAAGCTACGGCGCGATAGTTTGCCATCGATTAAAGTCCCTTCGCGTCGATAAATGTTTGCAAAGCGGATTGAATTGAGAGCGCGGTTTGCGTTGTTACGGCATCCGCTCCTTCAAGTGTTCCGATTGAGAGTCCGCGAGCTTCGGCGTCTGCTGTAATCACATCTCCATTGTCGATTCTAGTCGGCACAAGACGCATGGCAATACTTGCATCTTCACCCCCGTTGCCTATATATTTAGACGTAACGGCAAGATTTAAAGTATAAAGATCGTAGGTTTCTCCGTCGATCACGATTGGTTGGCTAGGTTTCATATTTAAGCGAGTAAAATCAATGCGGTGGTTTCAGTTGGCTTGGGAAATTTGAGTTCAAATGCGCCGTCGTAGACATGTCTCTCGGCTCCAAGGTTGAGGACGCAAAGCGCGGCGTTGCCTTTGCTGGCATTGTATATCATCGCGCCACCTGCGGCGAATGTTGCAGATTTTAGGACAACATCGTCGAATGTTATGAAAGCATTTTTGCCGATGATGCCTGTGCGATGTCCCTTGAGCGTTACGCCTCCGGCGGTGTAGCCCATGCCCTTGATCTCGCCTTCGGTTGTGTAGGCTTTCGTGGTCGGCCCGATCTTTGCCGATGCACTATAAAGCGCGATCCTATATTCGTCGCCGGGTTGATGGACGCCGGTGATGAGTGCTTTTTTTGCTTCGAGTGCTATGCCGTGTGTGATCATTTATTTTTTCTCCCATTGCGCCATACAGACGGCGGCGCGCTGGCTCTCGTCTGGATATTCGCTCGTCATCGTTCCGCTCACCATACAACGACCAATAAAGTCATCTTGCTCTTCGTCTTTTTCTGGAGTCGGCATAACGAGTTCGTGCTTTGTTTCAAATCCGGTAATGCGTCCGAACATATCGCGAACGGCGAGCGAGACTTTCATCTGTTCGGGTTGCGATGCCTGCATCCCTTTTACTTTATCAGCGGCCCAAGTCTGTCCTGCGTCTCCGCCCCACAATGCCCATGCGATGCGGCCTGCGGATGGGAAGCCGTCTTCACCTTGTTGAAAACCCTGTCCCTTTTTATCAACTTCGTGTCGTGAAAAAAACGAGTGCATTCTTTTAACGGTGTCGTCTGACAAGTTCTTTCCGTTGCTGATGTCGCGAGCGCGTGCAACTCCGACCGCTGTTCCTCCTCGGTTGTATTCTTCGCGCCACTTCAATCCCTTTAGTGCCTCTTCAACCATTCCCTTGCTTGGCTTGTTTTGGTCTGCGAGATCAATTTGCTTTGGTTGTTCTTGTGGTTTCTCAAGTTGCGGTTCTTCTTGAACGATAGGTGCGGTAATAGGCGCGGAAGCTTGAATGGGAATGATAGAATCTGAAATATATTCTGATGGAATATCCATCTCGGCTCCGAGTGCAACGATCATTGCGGCCTCCTTCGCTCTTGCGCGGAGTGCTTCTTCGTAGTCCTCTCCCATGTCGGAGTAAATCTGCCCTGCTGTCTTCAAACCAGCCTTCCAAAGCTCGATATCTGCGCGAGCTTCGCGTCCGTAATCAATCGAAACCTTAGCAGGCCAGCACCAGCGGCCATCAAGCAAGTATTCGGAATCTGGAATGAGTCCGCGAGATGCGGCGTCCAGTAAGATAACATTTTTGATGCGGTTGAGGAACTGACCTTCCAAAAGTCCACGCCACCGGAGGAACGTGCGCTCTGCCATTGCAGCTTCCATCCGTGCCATAGGCCCGCTCTTATCTGCGTCGAATGCGAAGCCGTAGGGAAGACCAACGGCCATGCAAATGTGCGCTTGCACTAATCGGATGAACTCTCCGAATGCTCCGGTCGGACGATCCGACTTGAACATCTCCATCTTCTCGCCTGCGCTCAAATAGTTGACCGTTCCTGGGTCGAGCGACTGCAATCGTGCGACTTGGCCTTGATCGTTTGAGTTGCCGCGAGCGAAATAGTCGCCAGCGTCTGCCGCTCCGCTCTCGGTTGTGATGACTCCGGATTGATACGAAGCGTATTTGATCGCCTGCACTTCTGCCTTGATCGCTTCTTGCAGATCGCGCGTTGCGTTTAACGCAGTAGCGAAAGCAGATCGCCCACGATATTCGTCAAGTCTTGCTGCGTCGAACAAGTGGATAAACTCTTTTGCAACAATATCAACAGGAGAAATATACTGGTTATTGATAGTGCGCGTGAAAATTGTGTATGAAACGGGTCTTCCATAGTCGTCTACGTTGATACCACCGATATATTTGTCGGTGTCGGTTTGATCGTAAGGAGAACCGATGCGATCGGCTTCGACGCTTTGTAGTTTTAAATCTTCTTTGTCGCGTACGATGATGAATCCGCAGTCGCCATCGCGAAGCATTGCGGTGACCGCGAGTTGCAGGAGCGTTGTGAAATTGTGACGGCCTAGAAAGTCGCAGTCGTTGCACCATTTCTGCCAGTAGCGTTCGATGGCGGTGTCCGCTTCGCGGTTGCCGGTGCGTGCTTGGTATGCGATGCGCCCCGAAACGTAGGTCGCAAATTTGAGCAGGAGCGAACGAACAGGCGGAAAATTGTCTGCAAGATCGCGAGCGGCTCGGATCAGCGCGAAGCGTTCGCGAGTTCCGCTAGTGTCTTCGCCACCGGATACGCCACGGCTAATTCCTCGCTTCTCGCTTGTCAAGGCTGAGTCGAAGCGACCGAAGTTGCGAAGCTTCGCCTGGTTGACCATGCGGTCAAGAGCGGCCTTGGGAGAGACGAACGAAATGGCCTTGGTGATGATGTCTTGAGTCATGGTCGTTGCGTCGGAAATGTCGGCGTGAAACGTCTTACCCTATTGCCGCTGGCGTTGTCAATAGCGGCTTGCAGTTCCTTGATAGTCTGCGCGACCTCGGCAAGGTTGGCTCTCGTGAAGCTACGCCCTGCGATGCTGTAGCTCGCGCCTGCAATGGCGATAGCCTTTAGGCAAGCCGTGAAATCGGTCTGCAATTCTTGCAAGGTTGCAAGCGGGAGACCGAAGAATGATTTGTTCATCGCCATTTAAATGTTCGTTGTGTCAAAAGTAGAACCCTACGCCCAAGCGTCCCTAGGCCTCATCTGTCGATTCAGATTGTCTGTTGCGCATGGCAAGCCAGCCAGATGGCGTGACGGGAAGTGTCTTGGAAGATATGTCAAAACCTAGCTCTCCGCACCTATCGGCAAAACCCCTGCCAGCATCGCGGACGCGAGTGCGATGCACTCGCAGTCCCAAAGGTGGTTCGGCCTGCCGCCGATGCGAACCCATCGTTGCTCGACTTGTTTGGTCTTAGAGTTCGTGACGTCCTTTTTCATCTCCGAGAGCATTTGCTTGCGGTAGTCATCCGAAACGTCCCGCGCAACTTCCCATTTCGGCACGGCGTCAGCCTGGCGGAGTGAAGCCAATTTATCTTTTATGCCTTCATTGCTGAAGAAAAAGTAAGCACACTTGAGCCCGTCCGATCCGGCCTGCGCTCCCTCGATCTTTGAGACGAAGCGTCGCGTCCTTCGTCCTCCGTCGATATGATAAAACCCGTCCTGCCCAGATCCGTGCGATGCCGTCCACCCACGCCGAGCGCATTGTTCGTAAACAAGCGGAGTATCGTAACCGGCATCAACGACAACGCACCTCGGCACTACGTCGAATTGTTGCTGGATGGCGTCGAGCGTTTCCCAAGTCAGCGGACGTGACTCATGCAAGAGCATCGAAGACCCATCCACTCGGAAGGCGCGGACGATACACCAAAAGTGATCGCGCTGTTTATCCACGCACATAAAGCGTCGGTGCTCTCCGTCGATCTTCTGGCCTTCGAGATATTCGGTCTTGGCATAGTCACCTGTTGTGATCTCCGGTAGATCGCTCGTCACTTCATCCTGCCAAGTCTGCGCCTTGCGTTTCTGAATAAATTGTTTGAGTGGCTCTAGGTTGCCGCTGCTCTTGGCTTCGTTGGCTTCGATCCATTCTTTCGCAATGCTGAACCAAGGTATCCACCAGACGGCGTATGCTGGATACTCGAAAGAGCGATGCCCCCGCACCGGATGCGGGTTGAGTGCGCGATACGTTGCAGTATTTGCAAGGTTGCGTCGAGTGCTTGCATCGTCTTTGTAGCGCGTTTCGCAGTGCTCGCACTTCATAACGACCGAGTCCTGGACCCTATCCCACAGGATGCCGCCCTTGTCGTCGCGTTCGGTCGTGTATTCGATCTGATCAAACAGATATCGCTGCCAGTTCCCACAATGGGAACAAGTCCAGCCCCAGACTTCTCGCGTTCCGCTATCCCATTCGGCGTCCGCTTCGTGCCCTGCGTCCCATCCCTGCGATACCAAGAGCGTTTTGCGGTTCCATCTGTCGTGGTGTCGCGCCTTGAGTTCCTTTATCATGCCGCTTTTCCACCGCCATACCTCGTCTCCGATGCAATAGCGCATCGATTTCTCTTGCAAGTTCGTCATGTTCGCCCCGCCTGCGAAGAGAACCATGTGCGGAAATAGGATCGTGGTCTTGCGTAGCGCGTGCCGGTCTTCTGGGAACAGGTCGCGAACAGGCTTGCACTCTTGAAAAATCGGCAATAAGCGCGACTCTGTCCAGTCTTTCACCATGTCATCCGTCTGCCCCACGAATAAAGTCGGCCCAGGCTTTTGCGCGACAATGAAGCAAGCCAGCGTTTCCATCATGGTCGTCTTGCCTCCTCCGGTCGGAGCGCGAAGAAATACCTGTGTTGTCTCGTCATCACTTGCCGCCAACAACGGCGCATTTAGCCACGGCGCAACCGACGGATCAAAGCGCGAAGCGCGATCCGAGTTTGGAAAGCTGACGTGATCGCTTGCCCAATCAAGTATCGTGCCGTCGAATGCGAGCTTGATGCCGTCGCGGATGCCTTGTGCTAGTGGATTCATCGCATTCCGAATATCTGTTTGAGAGCGTCTACATTCGCAGACGCCGGTTGTTTAGATGTCGGCTCCTCTTCTCCGTCATACATGGCAATATCCCACGTCGTTTCAAACATCTTTCGTAGCCCGGCAGCGGACATCGTCACGTTGTTTTCACCGTCGAATGAAGGATAGCGTTTTGAGTAAATTTTCCAGAGTTCGCGTTTAGTCATAATTTCGGCACAGTTTAAACATCTTCTCGATGGCGGCTCGGACGTGAGGCCATTCTTCGGGGTCGAATCGTAGCTTGCCGCCTTCTTGGCTTACCTCCAAGAACTCCCCAGCGGCTTCGTCGATGATTTCGATCTCTGTGATGCTGCAATGGAATAGTTGCTCTCCCTTAACTCCGACTATCATTTTCGTTGTTCGTGTTTCGTAGTTCATACCTTCTCAAGTTCGTTGCGTATCTCCGCTAAAATAGACTGCGTGCGTTCGTGCAGTTTCTTCCGCAGGGTTGACTCGTCTAGCCCTGCCAACGCGCCGCTGGCGTCGTTGACGAGCGCAGCGAGTTTTGCGCTGAAGATCGCGCCGATGCGGATGCCAGCTTCGCGGACTACGGCGATCTCGACCAACTCGCCTCGGTCTTGCTGAAGGCGGACACGAATGCGTTCGCTTTCGAGCAAGGTTTTTTCAAGTCGCGCTTCGTTGAGCGTAGCCGGAGCGGCCTTGCCCGATGCCTGCAAGTATTCGTCGCGCCATTTTGTCGCGTCTTCAATCGACGTTGTGGGGCAACCCATTTTGACCCATTTATGGACTGCAACTTTGGAGACGCCCCACGCATCCGCGATGACTTGGAGCGTCACCTTGTTAACCTTTGTTTTTTTAATCATTCATAAGGGAGATAAGAGAGTTTATTGACC